CACTTGTACCAGAGTATGTTTGTGAAATATAAGCAGATGAATTAGCTCCCAAAATAGTATCAGCAGTTATATTTCCATCAGGAGAGCTTACTGAATTTGCAGTTTTAGTTATAGTACCTGACACAGCCCAAGTAGCATTATCAAACTCCTCACTTCTTAACATTAAATTAGTTCTCTGTGGCTCAACTAATATACTTGGGCAAGTTGAGCCTGTGTAGTCTAAACGTGGTACGTCTAATCTATCCGTTGTTGGAAAGTAATCTTTAGCAACTGAACCTGTAACTAATTGAGCTCCCCACAAATACACTGAAGTATTTAATAAATTTAATTCTACTCTTACTGAAGTTGCTGATGTGATTAATCCTAAAGAAAAAGCCGATGATGTAATTGACGCATTTGCAGTTCCAAAAATTATACAGCGATACCAGCCATCACCAAAGCTAATTATAGATGCTGTAGCGGAACTTCCTACATTACCCACAACACCATTATTTAAATCAAAATTAGCCCATACATTTGCTCCAAACCCTCCTGCGCTGCCTATTAATTGTATAAAATTATTTGTATTTTTTTTAGCAAAAACACTCATTGAATAAGTTATTGATGAAGAAACAGCACTGCTAGACGTTAATATTTTAGTTCCCAATATACCGTCTCCAACAAAACTATCCGCAGTCAATGTTCCATTTGGTGAATTTGTAGAATTTGAGGTAACCGTTGTTCCAGTTTTTGCCCAATAAGCATTATCAAATTGCTCACTTCTTTGAAGTAAATTATATGGAGATGCTTCAATAAGTCCAGCACTATTTACTCTTGTCGCAGTTGTTGCTCTTGTAACAGTTAAATCACCACTTCCATCAGTTGGCTTTATTGCGTAAAGTTTGTCCTCTTTGTAACCATTTGGCGTCACGCAAAGTGAAGCACTATCAAATAAACTCATATCTTAAAAATTAATTTCATTAATTAAACAATCAAATGCTTCAAAAACACCACTATCAGCAACTACTCTAGTCCTAAAAGCTACAGCATCTTTTCCTTCATCACCTAATAGCTCAGTTTCTCCTGACCAAGATACATTGTAAACAAAACCCCAACCAATATTATTATTAGCTGCACCCTGTCCCCAACCAATTAAGTTGTTATTTGCTCCCTGTCCCCAGTCTATTGAATTTGCCATTTTCTATTTTTGATAAAAATATTTGTAATTTTTTAACGTTAACCTCTTTAGGTTTATATGCGTTCGGTCTTATATTACCCATCCTATAAAAGTTGCATCTGAATCGGGTGACATATCCGATCCTGTGTTTGTATTGTACTCTGGAAATAAATCGTTATTGATCGAAATATAATCTATAAAACGACGTGTATAATGTTGTGCAATATCACGTTCTTTTGAAATTATGAAATCAATTTCGTCTTTATTAACTATTTCTCCGTTTTCTGAATTATGTTTATAAACGCCCTTATTAGCGATCGTAATTGATGCGAAAGGTAAATATTCAACCATAGCCCAATGTATCAGCATAGGCTTGATATATTTGTTTACAAGCATTAAATAATTACCTGCTAAATCATCAGCAACGATATCGTCGTTTAATTTGTCAAATAATTTAGTACCAAGATAATTTTGCAAATGTATATCTTGAGCAATTTTTATATACTGCACAAATTTATCAGCGTCAACGTTTCCGTTAACCGATGTAAATTTTGCTAAATCCGTATTTGTTATGAATAGTGCCTGTGCCATTATTTTGCGTCTGTTGGTATATTTTTATTATCAGGATGGTAACCTTTGTTTGCCATATCGTTTGGCATCATTGATACAAATTTTGAATTTCTAACTCTATAACCGTATTTCTCAGCTTTTGCAACCGAAATAGTTGTAGCGTTTGGATTGTTAACATCGATTTTTACGTTATCAAACGAAACGTATGTTTGTCTCGTGAATTTATGGTGGCAACGTGGTCCGCCTTTAAATTCGAAAACGTTGTACGGTTGACCTTGATGTCCAAAGCCTGGATTAACTGAATTGCTGTTTACGTTTACCAAGTCTTCTTTACGATAAACTCTGTTAGCGTTTACCATTTTACGGCAAAATTCACGCTCTGGATTTTGATTTCCATCGTATTTATATCTTGTAATAAATCTAATTCCGTCGATGTTTTCGTCTTGTTCTGATTTAGCGTTTGGTCTTGCACCAACTGCTGAAGCAAATTTTTGAAATAACGATTTCTTTTTTTCTTGATTTAAAAAATTAATTTCTCCGTCAAACTCGTCCTCCAAATCATAATCAACATCGTTTTCGTCGATCAATATCCATTCTTTGCTAAGCGTTTCGCCTTTTTCGATTAATACGTCAGCGATACCGTTCGGAGTATCTACTTCAGAAGCTAAACAAACGTGGCTTTCTAAATTAGTGTTGTTTTCTTTTGTAAGATCTCCCTCAACATCCAACGGCTGTAATTCTTTAAAATATAAATTTAAAGATATTTTGTTAAACGATAATATAGTATCGATCGCATCCAAAATAGTTTCCTGTATTGGTTTGATAACCATATTATCAAATAAGATATATGAATTTCTTAACTCGTCAGCGTTCGAACTGAAACCGTTACTTGAAGCGATACCAAATAATAACGGCGATGTAACGTTATGCGATAACATAATTTTTGCACTCGCCTCGTTTGACAAATAGCTGTAATGTTCTGGCGCATCGTTTAACGGAATCGAATCTACAGTCGTCTTTTTCGTTTCGTCGTTATTAAACGCAACCACAACACGTTTACCACGTGAGCCTGTTAACGTGTTTTCAACTTTATTTTTTATAATCGTTTGCTCCTCTTCTGTAGGTATTCCGTTATTGAAATTTACTACCGATGTAGGTGCGAAACCGTTTTGTACTTCGTTTATTAAATACTCGGAAATTTCCTCCTCGAGTTTCGCATACGGCAACCCTCCCTCATAATCCACGGCACCATAATATTTAGCTGATAATGTGTAGTTCATAACGTAGAAAATCTCAATTTTTTCTCCGTTAGATCCGTAACTAAAAGCTGGTATTAATTTTGGTGGAAAATTTTTAACGTCATCCCAATTATCAGAGTAGTAATATCCTGTAATATTTCCGTCTTTATCGCACTTTTTAGCACGTAAAAGATGTACAGGTATATGTTCGCAACGATCAATCATTGATTTATTGCCGTTGTAAATAACTTGAAACGCAAAATTTCCTAATGTTTTATAGTCTTTAACTACTTTTTTGATTGTAGTTTTAGAAAACATTTTAATCAATTGAGCGTAATCGTTCGGCTTTACACGTGCATCCTTTGCTGATAAACCTTTACCATAAACTAATTTATTGATATTGTTTATTACAGCGTTATTCGTCGTTGATTTCGTGTATAAATCGATTAGATAATTAAAATATTTATTATCATCTCCGTAATTTACCCAATCATTTTTTTTATCCTCGACAGCTACAGGTGGTTTGTAAGCTTCTAATTGAACAAAATGTACGTTATTACTCATAAGTTATAAAATCGTTATTAGAGCTATGCTCTGTATATTCGTTATTATTGATTGAATAGTCTTCCGTTGTTTGGTTAGTGCAAAAAATACGCTCACGACAAACTACGTTTAAACCATCAACTATAGTTAATTGATAATTTTGATTTTCTTTTATTGGTAAAATAGCTTGAATAATAGTATAATACCCAGCAAAGACAAAACTATCAGGATAAATCGTTTCTGATACGTTAGTCAATTCGTTTCTAATTATCAAAGACGTAACGTTATCGCTTTTAAGCGTAACCTTTATATTTTGAAGCTCAGATGTTTCTTGTAATACAATCATATATATACAACGTTAAAAGTTGTAATTTGTTCAATTTATTTTAATAAAAAAAAAGGATAGTCGTTAAACTATCCTTTAATTTCAATAAATAACTATATTATTTATGCACCTTCAACTACAGTGAAACCTAAAGCGGTCATTGTACCATCTAAGAAATTAGCTGGTACTGGTTCCTCAGCCATAATGGTTAAAGTATATCCTGATTGGTCACCTAAATTTGTCCCAGTCACGATTGTACCTCCTGTAACTTCAGCACCACGTACTAAACCAGCCAAAAATTTATTACCCATATTATCCTCAACAACAACTTGGAAACGAGAATAAGTTAATAATTTTAATTCTTTGTGAGCTGATGGAGTTAACGTTTTCAAACTCAAGTTTAATGTTTGAGTAAAAAACGACGTTCCTGTATTTCTATCCGAGTTAATTGTTTGCTCGAAATTAGAAGCACCTTTTAATTCGTATTTGTATGCCGATGGCGTACCTAAAACTGCTTCGATTACGTCTGTATTCGTTCCGTCGTAAGTAACTCCTGACATATCGCCCCAATTTACAAAGTAAACTGCAGCTAAACCACCTTGATTTGATTTACAAGGTTCTTTTCTTCCTAATGAGATATCGCAAGCCATTTGATGTATGTTTTAAAAATTAATAAAAAAAAAGGTGGCGTTTATTCCACCACCCTTTTTAATTTGATTTCAGTTAATTATTAGTTAGCTGAGTTTGAAATTCCGTAAGTAACGATATCCTCAACGATTGAGTATTGAACTCCACCTGTCATTCTCATTACAATTCTTACGTTTTGATCTCCTAAAGTTTCAGAAGTATCGATCAATTTAACAACGTTATGATCAGAAACTAAACCTGTACCAAAATAAAGGTTTTCTTTGTAAGTAGCGATTGCAGTGTTAGCTGCCAATCCAGGGATCATAACAACTTTAACTCCGTCAAACATTAAGTCACCACCGTTGAACCAAGTAGTTCCTTTGTTTTCAACTCCGTTTGCTCCAACTCCTGATGCTGCAAAACCACCTAAAGCTCTAACATATGCTTTAAAAATATTCTGAGATGCGTAGATATATAAATCCTCACGACCGTACAAAGCTGCTGGGATAGCGTCAACGATTTTTCCTAATTCAGCAATAACGTTTGAAGCTGTAACAGTTGTTCCTGCTACTTCGTTAGCTGTTGGTAAAGCTGCGTCAGCTGCTAACAATGTAGCGAAACCATCAAATTGTCCTGTTGTTCCTGCAGCTCCTCTCCAGATTGATACTTCGTTTTCAGCTGCTACTTTAGCAACGTACTCAGCAAGGATAAAATCTGCGAATGAAGGAGGTAAAGCGTCATAAGCTGATAAGCCCATTTCCATTGCTTCCCAATCTGATTGAAATGAGGTCTTACAAACGATTTGATTAACTTGTAGTTCTTTTGGAGTCAAAATTCTTTCAACTAAAGTAATAGATCCTGTGTCTGTAAAATCACAAGTTGCGTTAGTTAATAAAGATCCTGTGTTAACACGTTTCAATACTTCTTTGTATTTAACGTTTGGTTTAACTGTGATTAATCCGTTCGCAATAGTTGGAGCAGATAAAAGTGCTTGAGAAACGTATTTTTTTGCGAATTCTCCAGCATAACTGGTTGTAATTGATACTGTAGTAGCCATAATTATGAAAATAAATTTTTGTAAATTAAATCTTTTGTTGATTGTTTTCTTTGTTGTGAAAATAAAATTTTCTCAACTGGTTGTTTGTTCTCTGGGTTGAATTGAATAGGAGCAGTTACTTCTGCAGCTAATTCTACTTTTGGAGCTTTCAATTCAGCAAGTTCTGCTTCTAAAGCGTCAAGTTTTTCTTGTAATGCGAAAAACGTTTCTTTAGATACAGACTCAACAACTCTTTTTGGTTGTGCTGGTTGTACTGCTTCCATTTCTGGTTCTGTAATTTCAGCTGCTGGAGCTTCAGCTTCTGGCATTACCTCTTCAGCTGCTTTCTCAGCAACTTCTTTGATAATTCCTTCTACTTCTACAACTACAACTTGACCGTTTTCGAGTACGTACTCTCCAATTGGCATTGGAACGATACCTTCCTCTGTTGCTATTCCGATAGAAAATTCTGGTTCAAATTTTTCCGCTTCAACGATTGTAACACCGTCTTCAAGTTTCATTTGTTCCAATTTAATTTCCATACCTAAAGCAACTTTTACTTGTTTTAAGATTTCAGTTGGATTCATATTTATTAATTAGTGATTGTTCGTTCTGATGATGATCTAATTACAACGTTTGTTGCATTTGCTTGATCGCTTCCTATTCCTTGGTTTTGTAAATCTCCGTTGCAACATTCAGACGAATATTTGCCGTCGGGACATAAACAACCTTTTTTACCGCTTTTAGGACTTGTCTTTGATTTAGTTGGTTCCGCCATTTATAATAGTTTTTAATTTTTCAATTAATAATTCCTCTTCAGATTGCATTTCTAATTTATCAGCAAAATATCCTTCGATTGAAAATCCTTTGATCTCGCCAGATTTTACTTTGTCCCAAATTTCTGGATTATCAACTTTCATTGAAATCATCCACGAACCTACTGGTAAACTAAAACCATATTTTTTAGATTTATCCATATCAACGTCATCAATTAACCAAGACTCAACTACGGTTAAACCTTCTAACTTTTTATTATGCTGTAACGTTGATTGTGATTGGTTACCGTGTATGAAAAATAACTCGGATGCTTTACGGATCGTTTCAGACGAAAAATAAACATAAAACTCGTTACCGTTTTTATCTTTACGATATATTTGTTTGTTAGGAATTAAAGCTGCACCCATTAAGATTTTTTTCTCTGGATCTACTTCAGCTAATTTAACTTCTATTTGCTCGGATAACGCTATAAAATTTTCCTCAATAGCAGGACGATCGACAACTGAAATAGCTTCGATACCATCCTTTAATTCGTCTTCAATTATTAGTTCTATAACTTTCATAACTATACAACGTTTATTTATTATGTTTGTTCGATTTTCGTTTTATTTTTTTTTGTTACGTTTATTTAGACTAAATAAAAGGAACGCCTTATATATACTATCTATTAATATATTATATCTTAAAACTACGTTCTAAGGGAATATTTTAATTTTTTAAAATGTATATCAATTTAACAGGTATATATACAATATTTAAAAAGTCATTAAAATATTTTAAAAATTTTAAAAATTTTAAAAGGAAAATTAAAGGCAAATTCTTAACGTTTATAAGGCTTACCGACGTTTTTAAAGGCTTTTAATTTTAAAATCGTTTTTTTATTTTTTTTTTATTTTTAAAAATATATTTTATATATAGAAAATTAAAATTAAAACCTTTTAAAATACGCTTGAAGTACGATAAACATTGATATTTTACCTTTAAAATTAGTTTTAAAAATTTTAAAATTAAAGGCATATTTTAAACTTTCGTAAAAAATACACCTGTAAATTTGATATACATAAAAATGTTAATAATTATATATACTTTGTAAATTTAATATATATATATTTGTAACGTTAATACTGCTCTTTTCATAATCTGTTTAAAACCGATATAGTTTTTTTGTTCTATATCGGTTTTTTTATTCTACAAACTTGCGTTGTTTATAATATTACGATTTAAAGCCTGTTGCGTTGTAACGTCTCCAGCAGTAACGTATGTTTTAATTGGTTGTTGACTTCCTAACGTTGAAGCGATTTGATTTACACCACTATTACCAATAACGTTAAATTGAGGTGCAGGAGCCGATCCTTCCATACCTGCTGTAGATGGAACGGAAGCCGAACCACCACCTCCTGGAACTTTTACTTTAATAATATCTTTTACAGCCTTGAAACCTGTAGCTGCAATTAAAGCGACGTTTGCTATTTTTAAACCTATTTCAAACGGTGTAGTTGTTTTAGTTGCTAACTCTGCAGTAATACCTTGATAAGTATTAATCATCGATGCAGCTACCGCCATAGCTTTACCTGCAGCTGTATTTTTTCCTAACAGATCAGCTCCAGCAGATAATAAACTTGATGTTTTAGCAAATACTGCAACCTTATGAGCTGCCTCAGCATCAGCAATAGATTTTCTTGCGTCTGCGTTGGCTTTTTCGTAAGCTGTTCGTTCCTCTTGAGTTTTAAATACTATATTTTTTTCTGCATCTTCTCTGGCTTGTATAGCTGCCAATCTTACTTCGTTACTTAACGATTGATCAGTAGCAATTTTTAAATTACTTTCTGCAGTTTTAGCCTCGTTTTCTGCTTTTGTTTTAGCGTCTAACTCAGCTTGTAATATTCTATATTTCTCATTGTATTGGACTAACAATCGAGCTTTTTCTTCCTCGTTGTTTGTAATACGGTTTATTTCGTCTAAATCTCTTTGCTTTTGTAAATCGAGTTTTTGTTGATCAGTTTTAGCGTTTAAATTTTCTAAATCAGTTTTGTATCTTATTTCTAAATCGTTAACCGCTTTTTTATGATCCTCGATAGATTTTCTTTCATCTTCGTTTATACGTTTTAAAAAATCTTTTTTATCTTTTTCAGAAAGTTTATTATCAGCAGTAACAAGTTTTCGTTGTTCTTCAAAACTTAATTTTTGAGTTCTTAATTTTTCGTCAATAGCTTCTTTTTCTGCGTCTTGATTTTTCTTTAAAGCTTCTTTTTGAGCTTCAGATGCTTCCTTTTGTCTTGTTTTTTGTTCTTCAGCTAAGGCTTTAGCATCTTCAGATTCTTGTCGATTAAGCATTTTTCTTTGCTTGTTCAACTTAATACCAGTCATTGCGTTTTCAGTTTCAGCTTCGTTTAAAGCGATAGTTAAATCTCTTAACTCTTGTTTAGATTTTTTTTCAGCTTCTCCTCCTAAAGCTTTAGCCCTCGCTTTTGCAATACGTAAATCCTCAGCTGCAATTCTAACTTTTTCAGCAGATGATGCTTTCTCAGCTTTTGTAACTTCTTCTAATGCTTTCTTTTTTTCTTTAATACTTGCAGTTTCGTCAGTTAACGTTTCTCTGGATTCTACAAGTAACTTATTAGTTTCAGATTGTACTACAGCCTGTTGTTTTCTTGCCTTATCTACAGCCTGTTGTTGTTTAGTAAGATTATATATTAATTTTGCTGTAGTACCATCGATAGCATTTCCTAATTGTTTGTAAGATGTTGAAGCCTCAGTATTGGCTTTTTTCATTGATTCTGCAGCTCCTTTAAAATCTAAAGTTATAAATTTATAAGCAGCAGCGGTAACGTTTATTAAAGCACGACCTAAACCAAAAATGGCATCTTTTACCTGAGTTCCTACAGCTTCAATTCCTGCAAATATAGCTTTGATTTCTTTACCACCAGCAATTGAGCTTTGAAACGCCTCGTATAAAAATTTCAATGTTACAACAATACCAGCTAAAATAGCACCTACTGGATTGGCTACTAATTGCCACATTTTAACAAGCAAACCATCCATACCTTTTACGGCACCACCTAAAGCAGGATTTAATTTACCAACAGCGTCACCAACTCCTGATATAAATCCACGAGCTTTATCAGTCTTTGATAAATTATTTGTTAAATCATTCGCTGATTGACTTGCTTGTTTTAAATTATTGTTTAGATCAACAACAGGTTTTTCTCCCGTTGTTTTTACATCGATCTCGATTACTTGTTTAATTGCCATTTTATTTGTTTTTTAAGTTCTTTAAAATTTGATGGCATTTTATTTTTGCCTTTCGCCAAGTCTATTAATTCAGACTTTCCAATTTCCACTAACGGAAGTAAATCGAGTATATGTTTAAGCATCTTGAGTTATATAAATTACATCATCATTACTTGAAAGTAAGCTACAACCAATTGCAACTCCTTCATTATTTTTATTTAAGTGAATACTGATAGTATTAGCATCATAAGTTATAGTATTTACTTGGCTAAATACATCATCTCTAACAGCCCAAGTTAAACCATCGTAAGGAATATAATCTAAAACTATATTCTGCTCGTCTGAGTTAAATCTAAAGCTTAAATTGTTGTTAGGTAATACGCTTCTAAAATCTTGTATCAATTCGAATTTAGTTTCAAATGTATCTAAATCAGTTGTGTATTGATTTATAATATAACGCTTATCTCTAATTACAATCCTATCGTTTAGTTTTAATCCGATTAATTTTGTAAAAGGTAAACGCATCGATACCTTAACCATTCGAGATTTCAACGAGTAAAGGTTATTTAAGTAAGAAAAATAATAATTATTAAACAAGCTATTGGTTACATAATTAGTTGAATACAGGCTATATTCTGCACCCCAGTTTAAACTATTTAAAGCACCTGTATAAATTACATCTTGCCCAAATGCGTTGTAGCTTGTTACTTCTATAGGAGAGCCACCATTTTGAACTTTAAAAGTTGCGTTTAAATTATCATACAAATAAACTATAATAGGTTTAGGTATGTAAGGTTTATAATCAGGAGCAGTCTGTAAAGCGTAACCTACGTTTAAATTAACTCCATCAATATTTGCAAATTGTAAATTCTCAAAAGGTAGTTCGATATTATAATCAGAACCGTCAGACGAAAATGAATAAGTTAAATCTCCGTACTCACGAGAAAACGCATCATAGAAATTTCTATTGATTAACGATTCACATTTTTGGTATTTAAAATCTATTTTTTTATAAGCTTTAATACGCTCAAATTCTAAATCTGTAAAAGTGTATGCAGTAAAATCTTTAATAGT